TGAGCCTTCATAAACTCAACTGTACTCAAATCAGTTGGCTTGAATGTCAAGACATGGTATTTGTGTGAGCCAATTTCTTCGTTCATTGGAGTTTCTTTATCTGCGAATTTATAAACTGTCGTTTCGCATTCAATCATATCATTTTCAATAGTTAGTCCCCAAAGTGCGCCATCAACCTCATCTATTTCTTTTTCGGTCATTTCGGTCATTATACGCTCCTGAAGTATTCGATCGTTTTATCCAATCCCTCCGACAACGCAATCTTAGGTTCCCAATTTAATTGTGCTTTTGCTAATGTAATGTCTGGCTTGCGTTGCTTTGGGTCATCTGCCGTAGCATCTTTGTATACCTTGTACCCTTTATTTAACTTCTGTACTATTATAGTCGCAAGTTCATCAACAGTAAACTCCCCAGGATTGCCAAGATTAATTGGACCAATCGCTCGCGAGTTTGCAAATTTAATAATTCCGTCTACAAGATCGTCAACATAACAGAACGATCTTGTTTGTTTACCATCGCCATAAATTTCTAGAGACGCATCAGCAAGAGCAGCGACAATAAAGTTAGAGACAACTCGCCCATCGTTCTTTGCCATGCGTGGTCCATAAGTGTTGAATATGCGGAATACACCAGTGTTGACATCGTGCTTTCTCCTGTAATCAAAAAACAGAGTCTCTGCTGCGCGCTTTCCTTCATCATAACATGCGCGTGGACCAATCGGATTCACATTGCCATGATATGTTTCTGGTTGTGGGTGAACATCTGGATCACCGTACACCTCAGAGGTGGAAGCCTGTACAACACGAGCCTTTGTTTTACGAGCAATTTCTAAAACATTACGAGCACCCAGAACGCATGTCATCATGGTTCCAATTGGATCGCGCTGATAGTGTACTGGTGAAGCAGGACACGCTAGATTATAAATCTGATCCAATGCACGAATAGAAAAGTAATCTACAAATTCTTGACTTGCAACATCAAGTTCATATAAACGAAAGTTTGGATGCTTCACAATGTTAGCAAGGTTCTTTACAGTTCCAGTGTAGAAATTATCTACGCAGTAAACTTTATATCCCTGTTCTAACAATCTTTCGCATAAGTGACTACCAACAAAACCTGCACCACCAGTCACTAATATATTTTTCATACAGTTTCCTTTTTAGAATTCATTTCAAACATATAACGAGCAATATACCAAGCATCCACGATATCTGTTGTTGGTGAGCCAAGTTTCGTTGTAGGACTAATTATACTATGTAATTCAACAAAAGTATCGTTTACAAACGCTTCGTACATCTTTTCTTTTGTGGCGTTGCCTTTACCAGTCGCAAACTTCTTGACTACTGTTGGAGGCACTGTAAAGAATCGATATCCATTCTTGTACAGCATATACTTTAGAATGCCGCAGTTTTCTGCTAGATTGAAGACCTTTCCCTTCGATCCGAAAGAGTAGTCTTCAATCATAATCACGAGATCTTTCTTGTCAAAATCAGCAAGTATAGTGAGCACCCAAGAAGCGATATTCTCATATCGCTCTTGATCAGTTAGATATTCTTCATGCTGCTCACCAAGAATATTATGGAACTTTCCCTGTACTGTTTTGCGATCGTTTAGAAAATAAAAATATGAGTTTGAAAACGTTTTGTCACGTGAAACGCAAACGCATGGAGAAGTTAGACTATAATCAATTCCAACGACGATCATCTTCGTCATCGTCTAGACTATCATTAGAATCCTCTTCTAGATAATCTGCATCATTGTCGTCATTGAAGTCTAGTTCTTCGTTTTCATTATCATAAAAGTCGCCGCAGAAAGGGCAGTGAGTTGGAGAATAACTCACTTCTTCATCTTCGTATGATAACGCGAACATTGATCCGCAGTTATCGCAAGTAAGTTTTAGATCTGGCATTTCAACCCCTAGTTATTGCTGTGATTCTTTCAATTTGTTTTTTGATAATGGGTTCTCTATTTTCCCATTTGATATAAGCCTTGTCAGGATTCTTCATTAGATTATATAGCAAAGGTAGAATCAAATTCTCAACTTCCTTCAACTTTGCTTTATACTTCTCTTCGAGTAAAGAATTCTGAGAGTTCAGAACAGCATCAACCTTTTCTTGAAGTGCTTTGATTTCTTCATTAGATTGTTGTGGTTGAACTGGTGGCTTCACTTCCTCTTCGTCAGAGAAAGTAAATCCAAAATCATAATCTTCTGATGATGTCGTAGCCATTTTATTCCTCACCAAACCCAAGAAACATAACTGTATCTTACGCCCTTTGTTACTTCTACAACTTTATGTGGATACAAAAAGTTGCTCGGAAAAATCATTATCGATCCAGCTTTGAGTTCAATCTTTTGATCTTGCCAAAAGACCAACTCACCGCCTTCGTAATCATTATTTAGAGAACCGAGAATTGATAGACTAGGAATCCCCTTTCGCGTTCCATCAAACATACTGTGAATATGATCGCAATGTTCTTTCATTCGAGTGTCAGTATTATAACGGTTGAATCTCACCGCACTATAACCACTCCATGAATTGAACCAATGAAATGCGAAATCTTTTAACAGATACTGTTCAATCGCAAACCAAATTTTATTTTGCAATTCTTGCATTTCTTTGGTTTGTAGATAGCAGATAGAAAGTTCTTTATCAAAACTCATATATTGATTTGTGGTTGCATCATAAAAAGTATGCATCTGCCAAGTGGCTTCTTGTAATTGACCGACTAGAGTTTTACACAGCGACTCATCAACAAAATTGTCGTAGATCTTTACATAATCTTTCACATTCATTGACATTGACATGTTCATATTCCTATAAAATAACGATGTAGAGGATTGTCCTCTCGGGGTGCCGCAGTAAGCCAGTATCAGACTTCTTACCACTGAGGCGGAAATTGCATTAGGTATGCGGGGTTATTATTGACCCCTCCAGCTTCCTCTCAACTACTCCATGCGCACCATGGCAGACATCTATTTTTTATATAGTCGCTTTATTTGAAATGGCATAATGCGCAGAGCAAACCTAATGCCTCTGTATTGAACTGTGAATCGAAAAATGACCCACAAACTGTATAGACTCCCAAAGAGCCTTTTTTTGCGCATTATTGCTTTTACTACACATGCAAAAAACTGAGGGGCTTTTCAGCCCCCCAGTCATAGCCTAACAATTACTGTGCGGCTGGAACTTCAGCAACAGCAGCATCAGCGGCTGGTGCTTCAACAACAGCAGCATCAGCGGCTGGTGCTTCAGCAGGAGCAGCGGCTTCAGCGGCTGGTGTTTCTTCAACAACAACTGCTTCTTCCTTTGCGCCACAAGCAACGAGACCGAAAGCAACTAGACCAACAAGAATAACATTCTTCATAACTTTCTCCTTTTTTACTTAACAACACAATCAACTTTTAGAATTCAAATATGCCATAGTGAATTATGGACAACCAGGATCGCGCAGTGCACCGCCACAATTCATTGGAGGTGGTGGGGGTGGAGGTTCAGGACAGGTGCAACAACGAGGTCCTGTCCCTGGCACCCAATCATCATCACCTAGAGCGACCTTTGGTTGTTCATTCTGTTCTGTCTTTGCCTGTGCTAGACCACTATAAGCCCAGTTGGTGCTGACCACACCCACCAGCAATCCCACTAGCGCAGCAAACCCAATTGTTAAATTCTTCACTTCACTTCTCCTGATTAGATTTCACACCCACCTGCAGCAGTGCAAGCGAGTTCCTTTGCTGAAGTTGTAGTATCTGTTTCTTCCATAAACTCCACCCAGTTGATGTCAACATTTTGGAGTCCAAGAAGTTCGTTATACTTGGCTTCATCAATTTCTTCGTAAGGTGCTTGACGATATGAACCATTGTCACGTGGGAGGAAAGAAACACCTGATAGAACAGAGATGTTCTTATAGACCCATGCACCAACTTCCATCCACTCATCATCACCAACATATACTGTAATCGAAGGCTTGTGTTCACACCAATGATCCTGATAGATCTTCCAAAGTTCCAACTGTTCAATCGCAGTCATATCGTGACGAGTGACAGAGTTCTTTGGTGCCTTCATTGGGAAACTGAATACCCAGTTTGACTTACTGTAGAAATCTTCTTCAGCCTTATATCCCTTGTCAATCATGAATTGAGCAAGAGGATCTTTCATGTCTGCTCTCACGCGACGGACATAAAACTGAGAATAACGTGGGTGAATGCCTGATGCGGAATCCACCAATTGAGAAACAGTGCCTGAAGGTTTAACGCAAGTGATTGCAGCCGACTGTGGAACACCAAGAGCATCGGCGAATTCCTTATTCGTTTCAACGCAGTGAAGTCTAATTGCATCCAATGCATCCGCAAGTTTCTGTGACGGCTTATTTAACAACTTACTGTCACAAATACCTGTGAGTGAAACGCCAAGTAGTCTCTCTTCGTCACAATTATTCTTCCACTTCTTATTGATATAACGGAAGTCTGTGAGCGTTGATTGCAATGTGCCAATGATTGTAGCAAGACGTGCCTTGCGCTTCAATGACTCAACATCATCATTTGCACGAACAACAATCTCAGAAAGATTACAGAATTCAAATGGACGCAAGATAATTTCAGAACATGGGTTTGTGCCAAACTCATGCTTTGGGTCACGACGACCATTCTTTGCAGCAACAGCCTGTGAAGCAGCACGAGAGAAGATACCACGCTCACCAGACTTTGACATATAAAGAGCATGCCATTCATTCATGAATGTATCCATGTCTACTTGCTTGTCATACACCGCTGAAATGTTTGCCAATGCACGTTGCCCATTGTGTGTCCACCAGTCACCCGACTTTGCATGACGCAATTGGTCGTCGTTGAGGTCGGTAAGAGAAATGAGAGCAGAACGGCGAACGCCACCGCAAACAACAATATCAGCAATCTTACATACGATGTCATGACATTCCAACGTTGATAGTTTTCTACCACGTGCCTTTTGGAAAATGTTAAGAGTGAATTTGAATAGATCGACCAATGGCTCTGGTCCACTCGCACGACCACCAAAAGTCTTTAGACGCTCACCTGCTGGGCGAACCTTTGATACATCCCACTTTGCAATCTTTCCAGAATACAAAAGCGAAATGATTTCACGATATGCTGAAGCCCAACCGATCTTAGAATCAGCAATCACAACAGTTGTATCTGTCTCATGAAGTTCTTCTGGAACTTCTGGAAGTTTGTTTGTATACTTTGATTCAACAGAGAATCCAACACCAGTTCCGCACATGAGAATGTACATGATCTCGTCAAATGCTTTCGTATTATCAATGGCGACATAGGAGCAGTTATATCCAGCCACTTGATCTTTTTCCAAAGCAGGACCAGCAGTCATCAAGCAACGCATTGATGGCATCACTTCTAAATTCAAAATTGCTGTGCGCAATTCATCCCATGGAACGAGTTTGTTATCGTCTGTTCTTTTCTTGAAGAAATTAATATAGCGATCTACAGTTTCATCCCATGTCTCACGACGACCCAATTCGTCGTTGAATCTCGCATAGCGAGAGATATGAATAAAATCTTGATAGATGCTCGGCAATCTAGTTGTCATTATTTGCTCCTTATTATTCGTTTTCTAAAAATACTTGAATAGAAATCCTCATCCCGCCATCGTAATTGACGGGAGTTGTACTATGTCTGATTCCACCTTGTTGAAGTAGCCCGAAGTTGCGTTTTGGGAGAATTGCTCTTATATCTTTCTTATTATCTTCATAAAGAAAATAGCCGCCAAAATCTGCATGCCATTCTTCATTTAGGTAAACTGTAAGAGCACCACCATATGATTTGTCTTCGTGCCATGGTATATAGCTGAATCGTGTCCAGTAATAAAACATTATTTCATGATCTTTTACAAGCAGATTTGTCTTTTTTTCAATCTGTTCATGACATTTTCGAAACAATTCACTATCTTTATAAATTGAGTGTATTAAAACAGGAAAACTGTCCTTCACAATACCTGGATCCCACCAGGCATTTGTTAAAAATGTATGAGAATTTTGCCTTAAAAGATTTTTTGCAGTTCCAATCAATTCACTATAGAGTTCTTCTGTGAAGAACTCCTCATACTTTGTCAATTTCATAATTTACTCAGAGATGAATTGTGTTGATAGAGGGAATACCTCAGCAATAACTTTCGCGCATTCTCTAGCAATTTCCATATGCTCTTTCTGCGTACCGTTACCGCTTCGAAGTTGTATATAGTGAATCCATGATCTTAACGTTCCACTCATATACATGCGTGACATGATTAATCCTTCAGGCAACAAAGCACGCGCTTGTTCCTTGGCAATGCCATTTGCAATTGCCCAATCATATTGAATCTTGACTTGAGCAATTAGATCTTCTTGACGCTTATGCCATTCATATTGAAGCATGACATCCACACCTTCAGAAATTGAATTCTGACGATTCTTTGGATCTTGCAATCTTGCTTCGCGTGTAACGAATTCTAGATCCTTGGTTGGATCTGCATAACGCTGTGAGAATTCTTGGAATGAGAAACTACGATGACGCAAAATCTGACGCGCAATATCTCGTGTTGTTTCAATTTCTAAACACATGGTTGCCATTTCTAATGGTGACCAATGCTGATGCTTGACCAAATACTTGATCAATTTTTCTGATGTTTCAGAATTAATTTGATTAGAGGGATTGGACACTCTTGCGCAGAAAGCCACAAGGTCCGTTGGTGTGTCCAATCCCTCGAGAACTGGTTTGCTGTATGACACTAATTTCACGTTCATGATTCAACCTCAAATACTAAAGTCTTATGACAAATTTCTTTTGTGCCGCCCTCTGCAGCAAGTTCTTGTCCGCGCACAAACGCATCTTTATATTCTGGATGTTTGCTATCGTCAAACCACCACCATCGATCAAAGAAATATCTTGGTGTGCGTTGATATTCAACATACCAAAGACCCCCATGAAATTGAACGCGAACTCTTTTAATTGGATGTTTGATTACTTCATATCCAGCGTCTTCTAGTGTGATCATACTAGCACCTTTTCCAATGCGTAAACTTCAGTTTGGCTCCCAAGCCATTGACTGTGTTATTATCTATAATACCTTTTATTTCGTCTGCTGTCAACTGATTCTGTATCATTTCGTTGATATCTTTTCCCTTTGTGTTCTCAGGAAACAGACACACTTTATAACCAGCATCAATCGACTTTTCAATTTGCTTTACAATATCTTTATTGCGTGGCTCATTATCATAAACAAGAACTACATCTAGTTCTGGAAAAATTGCAGCCACACCGCCCAAATTACTATCACCAGAGGCAACGCAATTCGGGAGAAAAAAAGAATCGAATTGCCCCTCAACGATGTAGATGCGATTTTCTTTTTGCACTCTGTGCAATCCAAATACTTTCTTCTCATCAGACACCTTTACAGTGACATATCTAACCTTGGTGTCAGACAATGCCCTTCCTGCGACGTTTGTGACCTCACCCCTTTCGTTAGTGTAAAGGAGAACTACACGATCGTCGTTTGGAACCTCGTCTTTGCCATGATTTGGGAATTCTTCGTCTAGGAAGTCTTTAAACTTGGGAACAAATAGAATTTCGTTCCAGAAGTTCTCGGGAATCTTCCTCTTTTTTATATAGTCGCGAGCATAGTGCTCTTCAGGAAGATTTTTTACGCTATAATGTGTATACGTTCTTGCTGTTCTCTCCAGGCTTTCAACTGTTGTTGAATCTCCTCTGGAGTCGTCGAGAGTAGACTGGAACCTGGAGTAGGCGTTTCCCTTG